AAAGTAGAACCGCCCGCTATCGGCGCGGATTACCACAAACCGCGATGCGCCTTCCACCACCTTGATTGCGTTAAAGCTATCGGGCAGCGAAACCGTCGCAAAAGTCGTCCCGTTGTAGCTGTGCAGCGATGCGCCAGCGCAAACCAAAATGCCCGTTTCATTCCCCGCGATTGAAACCGGCCCCGAACCTGTCACCGTCCCCCGGCTCGTTGTCGCTTGATACAGCGCCGAACCGCTCACGCCGAACTGCGAGCCAGCGACCACCCCGTCACGCTTGAACAGCGCCCGCACCGGCCCTGCGCCCATATCCGCCGCCAGATCGGCAAGCCCGCGCCGCGATTGCAGCACAACGCCTTCCGATGCGGTTTCCTCCGCATACATATTGACAGCAGGCAAACCCGGTAGGTCGCCCTCGGCCCGTTCGTATGAGGACAGGCCAAAGCTAAGGGCAGGCATTAAAAATACTCGGTGGTGCGGGTTTCAGGCATATTCCGATGCTGAATTTGCACCAGACCATTGCGCGCCATTAGTGCCTCGTGTTGCGATACCTGCTCGCCGTAAAGGCTGGCAACGTCCATCAGCAGGTTGTAACGCAAAGCCGAGGCCGCATAGTCGGGGCAATAGATCACTGTTTCCGCGACAATCGGGAACGCTGCGCCAATGTCAGCGCCTCGCACGCGCCATTCTGCCACCATTGCGTTTAGCCGCTCCAGCGCGTCGGTCATCTCATCCGCGCTTGGCGTTTCGCCGTTGCCGATCACGCGCCGTAGAGCGAAAGTCACATATTCCCGCGCCGTGTGTGCGATCTGTGCCGCGCTAGCGATAATCGGCAGGTAGATCGTTTCGGTGAGCGTTTCGCCCTCGGCAGTGGTTGCCGACGCAGCGAAACTAGCGGTTTCGCCCGCCGTCCCGCCCGATATTAGGACGGAGACGCTATCCAGATCGAAAGAGCTGAGATCAATCGTCGCGCCGGTTGCCGTAATTGTTACCGAAGCCAGCGTGTCACCAGCCAACAAATCAGGCAACCAGTTATAGCGGATAACCTGCGTCGGCGTTTTGGCAGACCAGAAAATAGCCATTATCGCCCCCTTGATCTTGCTGTGCGTGCGCCGCGTGCGCTTGATACGTTGCGCGCGACAGTTGCGGATCGAGCATCGCGTAGTGGTGCAGATCGCCCAGACCGGCTAACGCCCCGCAGAACGGTAACGTTGCTTGAACCCACGACAGCGGCGAAAAACCCGTTATCGTTTGCCACCAAGGGCGGCGAGATTATTTGCGTCTGGTTGAAAACAACCGGCCCGAAGAACTGGTTGGCATTCGTGAACAGGTTCGGCGTTAGTGTTTGAACGCCCGCGCCCTGTGTAACCGTAGGCCCGAAGAACTGGTTGGCATTCGTGAACAGTGCAGGTGTTAGTGTGCGCTGTGAAGTTAAAGTCGGGCCGTAGAACGTGTTGGCATTGTCAAACCGTGTAACGCTAAGCGTTACGGTGCCGCGCGTCACTGTTGCGGCGTAGAACGTGTCTGCGTCGGTAAACAGGTCGGGCGTGAGCGTCTGCGGCCCAGAGCCTAGCGAAACAGTCGCCGCGTAGAACGTGTCGCCGTCAGTAAATAGCGTGGGCGCAAGAGTGACCGCGCCCCGCCCAACGGTGGCAGCGAAGAAGGTGTCGCCATCTGTAAACAGGTCGGGCGTTAGTGTTTGCGCGCCGCCAGCCTGCGAAACTGTAGCATCGTAGAAGGTGTTTGCGTTGGTGAACAGCGCCGGAGTAAGCGTAACCGCGCCGACCGTTACCGTAGGCGAATAGAACGTCTGATTGTTGGTGAACAGCGCAGGCGTTAAGGTTTGCGCACCGCCAATCGCCGTAACCGTAAACGTGCCACTGCTGTTGAACGTGTGAACCGTGTCAGAGCCAACGGTCGTGATCGTCCCGCCCGTGGCGGTCATCTCAGCCGTCGCGTAGCGGAGGATGACTACGCCAGAGCCGCCAGCGCCGCCTGCATTGTTGCTGCCACCGCCGCCACCGCTGCCCGTGTTGGCAGTCGCAGCAGTGCCAGCATTTCCCCCACCGCTGCCGCCGCCGCCGCCTGCTTGGCCTACACCCTCACGAGCAGCGCCCCCGCCGCCTGCATAGGTAACAGCCGAACCCGTAATGCTTGAACTAACGCCCGCGCCGCCGTCACCGCCGAGAGGCGCAATGGTTCCAGGGATACCGTTGCCGCCAACCGCCCCCGCGCCGCCCCCTCCTCCTGCGGTGAAGAACTCATTCCCAGTGCCAAGATCGCCGCCCGCGTTACCTTGCCCGGATGTGCCGGAACCGCCGGGATTGATCTCGCCATTTTCGCTAGAGCCCCCACCGCCCGAGCCCCCCGCGAGGCCCCCTTCATTGCCACCGCTTGCGCCCGCACCCCCGCCGCCGCCGCCCGTGGCAGTGATGCCGTTGAACGACGAGTTCCCGCCACTAACGCCTCGGTTGGCGTTGAGGTATCCAGCGACACCGCCTGTCCCGCCAGCACCGACCGTGACGGTGTAAGAACCTGTCGCCGTGATGGATGATGTGCCGGTGAGTAAGCCACCTGCACCGCCGCCGCCACCAACGCGCGAGAAAACACCAGCGCCACCGCCGCCACCGCCAGCGACGATCAGGTGCTGGACAGTAACCGAACCAGCCGCGCCCTGCTGCGAGAGCAGCGTTAGCAACATGGCTTAGCCCTCCAAGGTGCGGAGTTGGTTCAGCGTTGTCTGGGTCACAGTCATAGCGGCGTCGATCTGCGCAACTTGGGGAACGTCCCCAAGCGCAACAGCCGAACCGCGCAGAGAGTGCAGATGCGCAAGCCGCCGCTCACACATTGCGATGAGTTCGGGGATGTCCATCAGATCACCATTTGCCGCAGGAGGATGTTGGACGTGTTGAGCAGCATGTAGACGTAGTAGATTTCGGTCGCGCCATCCTTGTAGATCGCGTCGAAAGCCGTGTCGCCCAGCACCGCCGCGCCCTGCGGGTAAAGCATCGTCCCCCACGGGAACATTTCAGAGCGCGCGAAGTCGAAGGCGAACCAGCGGCCCGTCACTTCCTTTTGAATGTAGAGCGTGCCGCCGTGCAGAGCATACTTGGTGCCAGTGGTGAACGTCTCGGTCGCAGGGCCGTAAGGGATCGCTGCCCAAGTGTTGGCCGCGATGTCATAGCGATCCAGCAGCGCGCCTGCGCCGCCACGGAAAGAGTAGATGAAGCGCCCGTTCTGGATCGCGCTTTCGTTTGTCCAGTCCGCTTCGGTAGCCGAATGCACCCAGTGGCCCGACATGCCGGTCGAAGGCGCAGCGCCGCGAGCGGCAACCGGAGAGAGCGTCGACCATGTGTTCGCGGTGATGTCGTAGCGGAACAGCGTGACCGCGTTGTTGCCCATGTAATAGAGAAAGTTGTCGTTCCCCTCGATGACATAGGTCGAGGTTGCGTCGGGGTTGGTAGTCCAAGTCGCGACGGTCAGCGTGTCGGCGGTGTTCGCGGTGATGGTGCGGATTTGGCCCGCGCCGGTTCCGCCCGTGATGCGAACCTGCGAGTTGATCCACTGCGAGGCCGTCCAAGTCTTGGCGCTGTTGACCAGCGTCGTGCCGGTGGCGCTGGTCGCGGTGCCGGTGGCAAACGTCTTGAAGTCGCCATCGACAATCGAAGGGGTGGCGATCAGCTTGCCGTCAGTCGCAAGCGTTGCAGGCAAGCCGGTTTGCGAAAGCGTCGTCCAAGTGTTCGTGGCGTAATCATAGACGCGGAAGCTGGCTGCGGCCAACGTGCCTGCGCCCAGCACATAGTAGCGCGGGGTCAGCAGGCGATAGACCGTCGATGCGCTGAAGGCAGTGCCTTGCGTGGCCACCGTGATAACCGAGCTTGCGCCAGTCGTGTTGCGCACGATGTCCAGCACCGCGCCATTGTTCGGGCCGGAAAGAATGTGGATCTTGTAACCGCGCAGATCGCGCTGAAGGTTTTGGTTCGTCGTGATTGAGGAAACGGTGCCAGCGGTAGCGGTGAGCGAACCTGCACCAACGGTCGAGCCGGTTGACCACCCGCCCGCAGTCCC